GACTTAAAAGAGGTTTACCAATCTCTTGCTTTGGTTCTTATGTAGACGACACACTTGAGGCGATTCTCACAAAGCAGGCTGAGATTGGGATGATGACTAAAATGGGTGGAGGCACATCTGGTTATTTTGGCGATCTTCGAAGTCGTGGTTCAGAAATTTCTTCTGGTGGGAAATCAAATGGGCCTGTGCACTTCATGGAATTATTTGAAACAGTAACCAATGTTGTTTCCCAGTCTAATGTTCGTCGAGGTTCATTCGCAGCTTATATGCCTATTGAACACAAAGACATCCTTGAATTTCTTCAGATTCGTGGTGACGGCAACCCCATACAAAATCTATCCATCGGTGTTACGATATCGGATAAATGGATGAAAAGCATGATTGACGGCGATAAAGATAAACGCAAGATTTGGGGCAAGGTATTACAAAAGAGATTTGAATCTGGTTATCCATACCTATTCTTCTCTGATACAATGAATAATGAGGCGCCCGATGTATACAAGGACAAGAAGATGAAGATACATGCTTCTAATCTTTGTTCAGAGATTGCATTATCATCAAGCAATGATGAATCATTTGTATGTAACCTTTCATCAATGAATCTTCTTCACTACGATGAGTGGAAAGGTACTGATGCCGTTGAGGTATTAACATTCTTCCTCGATGCTGTGATGTCGGAATTCATTAATAAAACAGAAGACATGCCATATATGGATGCGCCTCGTAAGTTTGCTATACGCCAGCGGGCATTAGGAATCGGTGTTCTTGGATGGCATTCTTATCTGCAATCAAAGATGATTCCATTTGAAAGTTTAGAAGCAAAGACATTGACTGGTCAAATCTCTTCATTGATGAAACGGGAATCTCATCAGGCTTCTAAAATTCTAGCAGAAGAATATGGCGAACCTGAATTATTAAAGGGGTATGGTCGTAGAAATGTAACTACCTTGGCTGTTGCTCCGACCACATCAAGTTCGTTTATTCTTGGTCAAGTATCTCCAAGTGTTGAACCCTTAAATTCCAACTACTTTGTAAAAGACTTGGCAAAAGGAAAATTTACATATAAGAATCCTTATCTTGAAAAGACACTAGATTCTCATGGTAAGAATAATCGCAACATTTGGAAATCTATTCTCACAAATGGCGGTTCGGTTCAGCACCTTGAATTCTTAACTGATGAAGAGAAAAATGTATTCAAGACCTTTGGAGAGATCGCGCAGAAAGAGATTGTAATACAAGCATCTATTCGACAAAGAAATATTGATCAAGCACAATCAATCAATCTAATGATTCACCCAAAAACGCCAGTCAAAGAAGTAAATCAATTACTTATCTTTGCTTGGGAACAAGGAGTGAAAACACTTTACTACCACCGTGGGACTAATCCTTCACAGGAATTATCTCGCAATCTACTTAACTGCAGTTCCTGCGAAGCATAATGGTAATCAGAAAAACATATTTTTGCGATGAATGTTATACAAAGTTCACAATAGAACTAGATGATGTCGATGAAGGACTCGAGCCAGAATACTGTCCATTCTGTGGTTCTGCAGAGATTGGCCCCTACGAAGACCTCGAAGAAGAAGAATTAGGTTATGAATAAATAACTCCATGTGGGGTTATAGAGGTAAAAAGTTCACGACTGAAATGATTGAAGATAATATAGGATTTGTCTATATTGTAACTGATAAAGTAACAGGAATGAAATACATTGGGAAGAAGAACTTCTTTTCCAAGGTCACTAAGCCACCTCTTAAAGGTAAGAAGAGAAAGCGCAGATCATTAAAAGAATCTGATTGGAAAACATATTGTGGCTCTAGTGAAACCGTAAAATCTCTCGTAGAGGAAAATGGTTTAGATCATTTTGACCGAGAGATACTACATCTTTGCAAAACCAAAGGAGAATTGACATATAAAGAGTTGAAAGAACAAGTCGATAGAGAGGTTCTTTTCAAGCCAGATGAATATCATAATGCTTTCATTGGATGTAAAATTCATCGAAATCATGTGATGAAAAAGAATTGACATTATTCTGTGAGATGATATAATCAGTACTGATTCAACAATATTATGACAATTATAGACTACTCAGCCATTGCCATCGCGGCAATCTTTTCACAAGACCGTCCTCAAGAAATTGAAGAAGGTCTTATTCGACATATGATTCTTAACCGAATTCGTATGTATAATCTAAAATTCCGAGAGGAATACGGTCAGACGGTTATCGCATGTGATGGTGGTTCATGGCGCAAAACTGTTTTTGAGAACTACAAAGCAGGCCGCAAAAAGACCCGAGATGAATCACCATTAGATTGGAGTGAATTCTTTCGTCTGATCAACCTTGTAAGAGATGAATTAAAAGAACATCTGCCCTATCCAGTCGTATGTGTAGAAGGTGCAGAAGCAGATGATATCATTGCCGTTCTATCAGATGGAACACAAGAATTCGGTAAAGATGAGCCTGTAATGATTGTATCTGCTGATAAAGATTTTCTTCAATTACATAGATACAGTAATGTAAAACAGTTCAGTCCTATGAAAAGAGATTTGATCACTGTTGATGATCCACTATACTATCGATTCGAACACACCTGTAAGGGTGATTCCAGCGATGGTGTACCAAATATTCTAAGCCCTGATAATACATTCGTTGATGGACTTCGCCAAAAGCCAATGCGTGTCAAGAAGATTCAAGAATGGTATGAGAGTAAAGATGATCTTGCGTCTGTTATGGATCAAGAAACCCTAAGAAATTTCCAACGCAATCAGAAGGTAATCGACCTATCATTTATTCCAAAGGAGGTCACAGATCAGATCGTTGAAGAACATGAATCACAATCAAGTAAAAGGAAAACAGATATTCTTACATATCTAATCACAAAAAGGTGTAATATGTTGATTGAATCTGTGCAGGATTTCCAAAATAAATAAAATTATGAGTAAAGAACAACAAACCCTAAATGAAATATTCACAAGTATACAAGAGGCAAAGACTCGAGCAGAGAGACAAGAAATCTTGAAGCAAAATGACTCTTTTTCACTTCGGACTGTCTTACAAATGAATTATGACAGCACCATCAGGCTTGATCTTCCATCAGGCAAGCCGCCATTCACCATAAATGAAAATCCTGCAGGACAGCTAGATAAGGTAATCAAGGGCCTTGGAAATTGTGTAGTTAATAGCGCTCTTCCTAAGGTCAGAAAAGAAAGTAGTTTTATTTCTATTTTAGAAAGTGTATCGGAAGAAGATGCCAATATTATCTGTCGAGCAAAGGATAAGAAGATTGAGAAAGATTTCTCTCGCGTATCTGAAAGCCTTGTGAAATCTGTATTTCCTACATTAGTAAAATGAGCGAATCGCAATTGAGAAAAATTATACGTGATCTTCAAGATGAGATATCAGCTCTCAAAAGAAAAATTAAATCAATCGAAACTAGAAATTATAAGATTGATTTGAAAAGAAAATTCTTGAAATAATTGAGATTTAATATATAATATTACATTATGAATGGGATTTTTGCAGGCGATTGGTTTCAAAAGAACGGGCGGCATGCTGTATTTCTGTTTTCCGAACCTAGAACAGGTTCAAATTATGTATCGATGAGACTGGGTAATCAAGGTTTTGGTCAAATGTATGAATGGATGTATGAAAAACATCATTATGATAATAAATTTACATTGAGTTCATTACAATCATTGATTGTCCAAGCACAATCTCATAAGGGTAGAGTATTTAATAGTAAAATAATGTGGACTCATTTATTTCGGAATCTCTTACCTTTATTACCTTATGAAGCATGGCCAGAGTGGTTTGGTAATAATATACATATTATAACGATGGACCGAGAAGACAAAATGAATCAGGCTGTCTCTTTTCAAAAAGCAGCAAATGATAAAAGATGGCAAGGGCTCAAACCAAAAGAAGATTTTACAAATGATGTAATTATAGATAAGTATGGTGATACCACAGTCAATCAAATTATTAATTGCAGTATTTGGGCGTTGCAACGCCCACGTGCAAAAGGATTACAGTGGTTAAAGGATAATAATATTTCTATTATAAAAAATGTTCGCTATAGTAATCTTTATTCAGATACAGAAGAACTATTATTACTTCTCGAAAAAGAAGGAATCCCATACCAAAACCGTCTTCGCCGAAACCTATCATCAATACAATCAAATAATGTGAATACATTAATGAAAGAATTGATGGTAGAAGAACTTAAAATATCCGAAAAGGAATTTGATGGACTTTCGCTTGATCAACTTGATGAAATCCAACGGGATCTTGTAGAAATGGAGAAACGTCAGAAACCTAAAACACTAAAGGAATTTATGTCCTAAATGAATATCTTTGCCTTATCTCCAGTACCAGAAGTAGCAGCTAAATGGCATTGCGATAAACATGTGGTCAAGATGATTCTTGAATCAGCACAAATGCTTTCAACGGCACATCGCATACTTGATGGTGTAGAATCTAGAAGACCTTCAGTTTCTGGTAAGACAATGTCACGATATTGGGAATTATCTGATGAAAGAGAAAGTAAGCTATACAAGGCTGTTCATATGAAACATCCATCTACATTATGGACTATGGAATCTCATCTGAATTACAAATGGCACTATGAATTATTCAAGTGTTTGTGTAAAGAATACACCTATCGATATGGAAAGGTTCATGTATCAGAATCTAAACTTCTTGATGTTCTAAAAGATACGCCAAAGAATATTAAGAAGTCCTATATGACTCCCTTTGCTCTCGCAATGGGTTCAAACCCTGAGTGTATGGATTATGATGATCGTGTTGGCTCATATCAAAATTTCTATCAAACAAAACAAAAGAGATTCTCAATGACCTGGAAACGTAGAGAAATACCACATTGGTTTAAAATCCATAAATAAGACCTTATGATATACGATTACTATTGCGATAAATGTGACAAAGTGTGGGAAGAATCCCATTCGATTGATAACAGAGATGAACCTGTAGGAAAGCCATGCCCCTGTGGAGATGGTGGCACAGTTAAACGAGGTGTATGTGCACCTGGGTTAAACTATCAAGGTTCACTGTCGCCCATTAAAAGAGCTGGAAGTGGATGGAATGATGTCCTAAAAGGAATTAAGAAAGCCGCCGGCCCAAAATCAACAATTGAACATTACTAATTATGGAATACATTAAAAGAACTTTATTATATATGTTTAGAAAGCCTCTAGATAAAGGATACTCATCTAAAACTGCAATGCAACAAAATGAAAGTACAAAGTTGCCTGATTCTGATTATGATGGCATGGGCAATTTTTCAAGGTTTGGTCGCCCTTAATATGAAAAAACAAATTAAATGTTCTTATAATAATTGTGTATGTTCTCCTAAATATGGTTCAATGACCTTTTGGAAGAATAAAGATTTCTGGCAATCAATGCTATTGTATATTGGCGGAGGCATATTTCTGGCATTAATATTAATGGGCTTTGTAAAAAAATAAAATTATGAAAAAATCAATGAATCAAAGGAACGCTGCTCGTGATCTCACAGCAGCAGATAAGATAATTATGGGGATATTCGGCGTATGTTTCGCTATTGCCCTTTTTATGTGGTTAAGTTTACTCTAATTGTGAAAGAGTTCAAACACAATCCTATTGAATTAGAATACAATCTATCTGCTAAATCGACCAAAGCAGGAAGGTTATATCAAGTGCCAGGTGGCAATTATTATCCTTCAATGACCACAGTTCTTGGCTGGGCTACCAAAGATAAGATTCATGCTTGGAGAAAAGCAGTAGGGGCCGAAGAGGCAAATAGAATTTCTCGCCATGCATGTGCTCGTGGTAATGCCGTTCATTACACAGCAGAAAGATATCTGAATAATGAAGAGGGTGCTCTCAAAGAAAATGAGATGCCTCATGTTGTTCAGATGTGGAATTCAATGAAGAAAATACTGGATGAAAGAGTAGATAATATTGTTATGCAGGAATGTCCTCTTTATTCTGATGAATTGATGCTAGCAGGTCGTGTCGATCTCATCGCAGAATTTGATGGTAAGTTATCCATCATCGATTTCAAGACATCAAGTCGCCACAAAAGTGCAGAAGAGATCACAGGATATTTTCTCCAAGAATGTGGCTACGCAGTAATGTTTGAAGAAAGAACAGGAATCAAGATCGATCAGATTGTTACCATCATGGTCATAGAAGGCACAGAAGATTCCAAAGTTTTTATTGAATCCAGAGATAAATGGGTAAAAGAACTAAAAAGGCGTAGAGACGAATACTTTAGTTATCTAAATAGAAAAATAAAAGGTAATGAATAGATTTGTCAATGAGAAATTTTCTGATCATATATGTTTCTGGCTGATTGTTTTATCTGTCGTTGCTTTTTGTACAAATAATGTTTCGCATGGATTATACCTTGCAATTCTTGCTAATACGCTAAAGCATCACTGGTTTAAATAATTAATGGATTCGACTATAATACTAACGATGGCCCGAAGTGGCTCAACATTTCTTGGTAGAAAATTATTAGGCATGTCGGGGTATAGTAAACCTCGATTCTGGCGACATAATGAAATAGCATTTGAAGATTTCTTTATCAAGAATAGAATTGAATGGATGATAAAATATGATAGGCTCAATCATACTCCTAACCCTGTTGCTAATTTCGATCCAACAATTCATAATAGATTACTTGAGACTAATAAGTATTCTGAACTTGCTTATTATTCAACGAATAAATGGACACTTGAAAAAATGGTCGAAAACTGTGAGGTGCCAGTTTTTAATGTTCATCTTTTTCAAATTAGTCAAAAACACGATTTAATAAAAAAGATAACATCGCCAATCATATTCTTAATAAGGAAAAATAATTGGCAGAGAATGATAAGTCAATATCTGCATACTAAACGGATGACACCAGCACATGTAGAAGAAGATTCATCACCAAATCAGCTAAAACAAATAGATATAGAAATTGGAAAGAATGATTTAGATGAAATGATTGAAGCAGCCGATTATCAATGGAATCTTATTAGAACTTTTCAAAAAGAGCTCAAAGATCAAGAAAATATTAAATTTATCTATTATGAAGATATCCAACACCCTTCATACTGGACAGAAGAATTCATTGATAGCCTTGAAGATTTTATGAAAATAAAATTTACCAATAGAAATTATCAGGTACCCCTTGTAAAAACAAGAGATTTGGTGAATCTACTAAATAAAGAAGATATAATGACTAAAGAACTTGTAGAAAAATACTACATTGAAGAAAGTCTATAAATAGTTTCATATACCAATATAAAAACCATAGAGGCAAAATAAATGAAACCTATCAAGGTACCAAAGATAACTTATATATTTAATCGAAATTATGTTGGTCATATGCATATCGTGACTAATAGTATTATAAAAAATGAAAAGAAAGAATATGCAGATTCAATAGAATTTTATTTAACTTATTTTGGTGCACAAAAGGAAGGGGTAAATGTACTCAAAAAGATGGAAATGCTTTTCCCCAATAATAAATTCTATTTAAGACATGTTCCATCGGAATTGCCGAATCTCTTTAAAAAGTATGAAGCATTATATGACTTTGAATCATCAGCAAAGCATATACAAACATCTTCTGTCTTAGCTAGATTTGATTTGGATCAGATTTGGCCCGAAATAACTGATAGGCTTCTTTACCTAGATTTGGATTTGATAGTAAAAGGAAGTGTAACAGAGCTATTTAATTTGGCAGATGAAAATAAAACCATATCCGCTTGTAAATCAGGTTCGGTTCTAGCCTCTGAATTGAGGTCTTGGGAACGTTGGTCTGGTGAACCCGCGCAAGTAAAATATTTTGATTATTTAAGTCAATTTCGTGATAATTTTAAGGCTGTTTATGAAGATCATCTAGCATGTAGGTCTATTAATACTAATGTATTTGATGAACTCTATAATAAAAAATATGATCTACTTTCTCCAGCTCTCAATGCAGGTGTATTCATTTTAAATGTTGAAAAATATAAAAAGAATAAGAGATTGAAAAATAATATCAATTTTTTAATAGAATTAAATAGTCGTGGAGATTTTCTTAAATATAATGATCAAAGTATACTGAATTTTGGATTCTACGGTCAGGTTGATTGGATCGATCAAGAATGGAATAGAATGGATTATGGATGGGAAAATATAATAGAAGCCGAAAGAGTTCAAGCGGATTTCGCAGATGCCAAGATAGTTCATTATAATGGGTGGAGAAAACCTTGGTCATTTTGGAAAGTTCCTGAAAATGAAATACCAGAATACTTTTTGCCGTCAGTCAAATTATGGAGAGAATACAAAGTATGAGAAAAACAACATATACAATCATCTGTGGTCTAGTATTATCTTTATTAGCCTGTTTATATTATATGAACTCAGAGATGGTAGAACTGGAAAACAGATGCAAAGATATGGAAAAAATCATCGATCTCAATTCTCGAACATTAATTGGTGTGTACGAATATCTCATGGACAAGGAAAAAGAGGCAAAAACCCTCAGCCTGAACCAAATGGTTGATAATCAACAGGTTGTAAAATATTAGGCAGGTCTGAAAAGTCTTTTGTAACCCCTTGATAGGCAACGGCTTATCTATGTTGACAAATCGTGGATTTTGTGGTATAATATATACATAAGATTGATTTATGTATACTACTAAAAAAGAAAAAACCGTCCTCCAACTCATCGCTCAGAATGAGTTCAACACAATGAATTATGGGGTGCCCGAGAGCGCCGACGATACCGTCACTTGGTGCAATTGCATCGATGCCGGGTACATCTACGATGACATGGAATATCCATCGTCCTCATCACTCCCAGGCATTGTTGCCTCCCTTGTCAAAAAGGGTCTGATCGACACCAATGGTGAAACGGTCGCTCACACAGATGCTGGTTTCGAATACTGGAAATCTGAAATCTATCGTGATGAGAAAAGCAACGATGATGAAAATGTCGAGATCGGAAACCCGATACCCGAGGTCGCCATCAAGAACATCATTGATTACAGGGGTCACGGAGAATTATTTACTTTGGTCACCACTAGCAATGGACTTGAATTTCCTATCGACCGTGAACAGGCTGAGATTTTACACAAACAATCTGATACCTTCGCATCGGCTAAGGCAGATGTCCTTCTTCGCTCAGTAGAACAACACCTAGTAAAATAATTATGAGTAATACAATTAAAATTAACCGACCAACTAATCGCAGAGATCAATGGGATGCAGACGAACATACATTTCGTTCCACAATCTACGAGGCAGTTATTCCTCAAATCAAAAAGAAACGCTCCGGCGCCGAAGTCGCTGAACTCATGTTTCATGTTTTAAATGCACCTGAAGAATTATTAGATGAGGTCGAACTAAATATTGCAAACGATTTTCGAGCTTCAGACAATTATTCGCTCTCAACTGGAGATATTGTAGAAGTAGATGGAGAGCATTTTCTATGCGAATCAATCGGTTGGAAAAAGATCGAAGAACCAATTTATCCCTTAGTTCGCGAACCCTTTATCGCCCAATACAATTATGTTACCAAGATATAAAGCAAGACTCGAGCGCAAAGCAACACTTTGGCAGAAAATTATTTCTGTTCTCAAACAAAGGGTATCGAAAACAATATGATAGAAAAATCTAAAATAGTAAGGCAATTACTCGGACTCGATGAGCCACCGCCTCGTGAATTGACCAAGAACCGTCGTGGTGTAATGGTCTACGGTCATAAGACCGCAGGTGAGATACAAATATTTAATAATGAATCTTGGGCTAGAAACAAGAAATACTACGTGCCTCGGAAAGGGTGTAAATCTGTAATGAAACAATTTTGATTGACTATATGAAAAAAGAATATATAATTAACGATATGAATGATGAGCTAAAAATAGACGAATATGTCATGTTCCACGATGGTAATATGGTAGGTGGCGGTCAAGTGCACCGAATTGAAAAAGAACACGTTGTTGTTCAAACTGGAAGTGGTGCACGTGGTCTTGAATACGTCAAGAAATCTGATATCATTCGCGCTTAAAATTATGATTATACTAACAGACTGTGATGGAGTCCTTTTGAATTGGGCTCAGAGTTATAACTGGTGGATGCATCGTAAAGGATATCGTCAAAAGAAACCAGATGAATATGCTATGGATAAGTGTTTTGGAATTCCAAGGGATAAATCTAAGGAATTATGTAAGACCTTCTGTGATTCGGCTGCGATAGGATTTCTCCCACCCCTACGAGATGCCGTGAAGTATGTTCGCAAACTACATGAAGAACATGGCGCAGTTTTCCACTGTATCACATCAATGAGTGATGATCGATATGCGATCAAACTTCGCGAACAGAATCTTGATCGAATCTTTGGTAAGGGCATCTTTGAGAGAATTGTGTGTCTTCCATGTGGAGAAGACAAGGATGAGGCACTTGAACGTTATCGTGATTCTGATTTTATATGGGTTGAAGATAAGACCGAGAATGCAAATCTTGGTGCAGAAATGGGTCTGAATTCTTTTCTGATCGAACATCTCTATAATGTTAATGATGAAACACACGAAGAAGTGACTCGTGTAAAAAATTGGAAAGAAATTTACGAATATGTCGGTTGAAACCCTTCTAGGAATAATCTATAATGTTTGTTTTATTGGGTGCTTCTGGCCCCAAATTTACAAGTCAATTAAAACTGAATCTGTCGAAGATGTAAGCATCTGGCTTTGTTTCATGTCTATCATTGGATATTGCGCAGCTCTGAGTTATGCTCTTCTTCGATTTGGATTTGATTTTTGGCTATGTATCAATTATATCTTGAGTGGTATATCAGTAATTGCAATGATTTTGGTATACTATAAATATAAAAAATAATGGAATCAACAATGATAGAAGCATGGAACACACTTACATACCTTGACGGAATACTATTTACTGTCTGGCTAGGTATTCTTTACTACGGTAAATGTTGGATAGATACACACTTTAAAAATAAAAAATTATGAGAATAGGAAAATATTGTTTAGACGTAACAGAATTCGAATGGCTCCCATGGCAAAGGGTTGAATTTGATGAAGATGAAATCCTTGGATATGCTTATGTATTTCGAGGATGGCTTTGGTTTGTTATCTCACATAGTGTAGATATTGGTAATGAGTAAGAATATATTAGTTACAGGTGGCGCTGGATTTATCGGCAGTCATCTTTGTGAAAGACTACATAAAGATGGGCATAATGTCACAAGTCTAGATAATTATTTTACTGGTTCGACCGACAATCATGTCGATGGAGTTCGCTATATCAATGCTCCTACATGCGACATTCATTATGCACCCATTCATCCATTGCCCGATACTGTATATCATCTAGGTGAATACTCTCGTGTAGAACAGAGCTTTGATGATGTTCGACTTGTCCACGAATACAACACAAAGGGAACTATCGAAGTCCTTGAATATGTAAGAGAGGTCGGAGCCAAACT